GATACAAATATATTCCCATTAGTACCTGTACCAAATATTTGGACTAACACTCCCTACCCGATGAGTGATGTTCGTAAGAACAAGGGATTTCAGAGGTTCTTGAATAAAGTAATGTCTTTAATTACTTCGCATGCGCAGGCATCGTCAGGCTTAAAGTTGCTAATACCACAGGGTTCTGTACAAGATATAGAAGAACTGGAACGTGATTGGGCGAATCCCAATGCAACGATAGAATATGACGCTTCATTTGGAGAACCTCACTTTCCCTCTCCGCAACCGCTTGCTGGTTCAATATTACAATTACCGCAGATGGTGGAACATTATATTGATCTGAACATTGGAATATTTGAGATGCAGCAGGGGAATACTGAGGCAGCACCTAGAACATCATCTGGAACAATGATGATGGAAGATTTTGGGCAGAGACGTTCAAAATCTAAATTAAGGGATATAGAAGCAAGTTTAAAAAGACTTGGAAAACTTATATATCATTTANCTAAATCTCATTATGGATTTCAAAAAACATTTAGAATTGTTCAGCCTAATAATGATCTTACGGAATATACAGTGAATAAAAGATTATATGATGATAAAACAAAAGAAGTACAAACAATAGAGAATAATTTAAGTGTTGGGTCTTTTGATGTACGTGTTATTGGTAATTCTACTATGCCATCTAATAAATGGGGTGAGTGGAATGTATATATGGAAGCGTATCAAGCAGGTTTAATAGATAGGGTGGAAGCCTTGAAGAAAACAGAAATATTTGATAAAGAGGGTGTATTGCAAAGAACTGATCTTGTTACACAATTGCAAAGTCAATTAGAACAAGCCGAGGAACAAATTAAAAAACTTAGTGGTGATCTTCAAACTTCTAATCGTGCAGAAGTTCAGTCACGCAAAAGAACTGAAGTTGAGAAATTTAAAGGGAAACTTAAAGAACAAGAGTATGATTCCAAAACTCAAAATAAAGTTTCTATCGACAAATTATCTAATGCGGTTAAACTCGAATCTGAGAAATTACGTTTAGCGACAGATGCGGAAAAGAAACGTGGTCAGGCTCGCAAGGGTTCTGAGAAATCGTAAAAATAAGGAGTAATAAGAAATGTCAAGTAATGAGGACGTTATCGCTTCTGTTATCGACAATCAAGATGGTCAAGTTGAAGCAGAAGTAGGGCAAGATGAAGGAAACGATTCGCAAGAGAATTCTACACAAGATTGGGAGGCTCAAGCTAAGTACCACCAATCTGAGAAGGATAAACTTTATGCGGAAAATCAACAGCTTAAACAATACGAAAAAGTTGGCAAATTTTTGGAATCACGCCCAGACTTGGTTAAAGGACTAATGTCTGAGGCAGATGGTCAGCCAAATGCTCAACAAGCACGTGTTTCGTTAAAGCCAGATGAATTCGATCCTTGGGAAGCCTACAATGACCCATCATCGAAATCCTATAAATTTAGGATGCAGGAGATGCAGGAAACTATAAATGGTGCAGTTGACCAAGCTGTCGGTGGAATTAAAGCACAACAAGGAAGAACAAATCTTCGTGCCGATTTAGCCAATCATGGTTTAAATGAGCAAGAACAGAAATCTTTCTTTGAGTTTGCTGATAAACATCCATCCGAATATGGTTTGGACAATGTACTTAAAATGTGGCGTGCTGTATCTCAAANTCCAGATGTCAAAGCTGAAAACCCACTAGATCAGATTCGTGAAAATCAAGCTAACCCTCAAGCTGCTGGCGTGTTACAAGGTTCACAGCCTGAGAGAAAGAATGAAACGGATAAGATGTGGGATCAAGTGATGAATGCTGGAAAAAGAAGTAATGTGTTATAATTAAACGTAAAAGGAGAATACTATGGCAACATATACAGCAGGCAGTTTATCGGCCAATGGTACTCGAACAGTTGGTGTAAGTGCAACCGATTTTCACTCAAGACGACTTTTTGACTTTAGTGATCGTATTGCAGACTTACAACCAGATGAGTCACCATTTTTCGTGTATCTGTCTAAAGTAGGTAAAGTGCCAACTTCAGATTCTCAGTTTCGATTTTTAGAAGACAGAACAAAAGTAGCAATTACAGATAGAGCATTTCTTGCNCAAGCTGCATTTACAGCAGCTGCGGTAGGAAGTACTGCGACAGCTACTTTTGACACTACAGGCGGTGCGAGTGTTGATTGGCTAGTACCAGGAATGGTAATAGCTTGTGGAACAGTTGATACAGGTACAGCTCAACCTGAGTGGTGCACTGTTCGTGTCGAGTCCGTAACGGATTCGGGAGATTACAGTACTGCTACGGTTCGTACTACCGCTAAAGCATCAGCAGCAGCTTTGACAGTGCCTGATAATGCTAAATGTACTGTTGTCGGAACTTCATTTGAAGAAGGTAGTGGTGCTCCAGACGTTTGGTCACAAAAGCTTGAAAACGATTATGGGTATACTCAAATATTCAAAACAGCAGCAGAGATGACAAATACATCTCGTGCAACTGTATTTCGTGGTTATGCTGATGAGTGGCAACGTATCTGGAACTTAAAGTTAAGAGAACACAAAGTTGATATTGAGAGAGCAATGCTTTTTGGTATGCGTGCTCAAACTAACAGTATTAGTTATACTGATGGTGTGGTTGGTCATATTATAGCCAACTCTCAAGGTCAATTAGCAGACGAAGCTCAAGTGTCTTTCACTGAAGATAAAGGTTATTTAAAAACAATCACGGCAGCAAATTGGTCTTATGACAGTTTACTTAGTGATTTTGAAATAATCTATGATCCAGCTAGAGGCGGAGCTTCATCAAAGCTCGCTTTAGCAAGTCTTCCTGTTATTTCACACTTTAATAAGTTAGGTGGATTTTTAGATTCATCTCTTAAAGGTGCGACTGATGCAGGTTCACTAGCTTATAACTGGTCGAAGAGTACTGGCTCATTTGGTCATAAGATAATGAAGATAGAAACCATTCATGGTGATCTATCTATGGTTAAAGAACCTCTATTTAGAGGAAACTCGGCAGGTTTTCTATGCTTAGTTGATCTTGAACACGTGTCATATCGACCTCTTGTTGGTAATGGTATTAATCGTGATACTTCAATCACAACTAATGTGCAACAGGCTGATGAAGATTTACGGAAAGACTTAATCCTAACGGAAGCTGGTCTTGAAGTATCCCTTCCTGAAACTCATGCACTAATACACTTACAAGGAGTTTAAGATGAGAAGTGACGTACTGAACGTAAATAGCCAAAATACTGGTAGTATTAAGAGAAAGGTAGTCGATGTTACAGTTGCTATCACATTAACTGAGTCTGATAGTGGAAAAGTCTTCATGCTTGATTCTGCGGGAGGAGCGTATTCTATTACTCTTCCAACAGGAAGCAGCATTGAAGATGGAATTTACTATCGATTCTATGTTAGTGAAGAAACTCCAACTGGTGCTATAACAATAGCAGCAGGGAGTGCAATTGTTTCTTTTGTAATGAAAGACGCAGGCGGTAATGCATCTAATTCAACAGCAGGTACTCAAATTTCCAATATAGTTATTGGAACGAGTGCTCAAAAAGCTGATTATATTGAATTACAGGCAGCTGGCGGTGAATGGGTTGGCTTTGCACTTTCTAGTATTGATAACGCTATCACTACATCATAACCTAAATAAATAAAGGTTAACAGGATTGCTTACTGTGGGGCAGGTCGTATAAAGGACTTGCCCCTAACAAGCTAAAAATTTAATAACACTAAGATAAGGAAAGGAATAATGGTATCATCCTATAAAATAATTAAAATACAACCAGCTGTAACTGCTGCTGACAATGCCGATAATGATGTAATATTTGATTGGACTGAAATTCCAAATTTTTCAAGTGGTAGAGGCATGGGAGCTCTATTAGAAAGTGTAGCTTTGATGGATAGAAATGATACTGGCCCAGGAAGTGTGTCATTTGATTTATTCTTTTGTCGAGGTTCATACGTTAATAATACTGCCTCAGCTCCAACTTCAGCTCAACGATTAGGAGCAGCAGATGCAGTTGTTGATATAACAGGAGCAGAAGCTAAAGCTATTGAAGTATGTGGACATATAAATATGACTAGCACTGAGGGAGATTTGCTTACAGGTTCAGTAGTAACAAAATCAAATATAGGTCTTGTTTTAGAACCACATCCAGGTTCAACAAGTATATATGTAGCAGGAGTTTATAGATTTAATCCCGCAGATACTTCTACTGGCTCTGATGCTACTGATGGACTGGATTTTTATTTTGGCTTTAAAGCATAACAATGATAATTCAAGCAATTATATTAACAGCACTATTGTCTAACGAACCTACTATCGTTGCAATGCTTCCTGAGATTAAAACAGAAGTAGGTAGACGTAGAGGTAAAGGTAATAGGGGTAAACGTAGGGGAGGGGGTGGACTTAGATAATGCCATTTAAATCAGAAAAACAAAGAAAATGGATGCATGCAAATGAGCCAGAAATGGCAAAAGAATGGGAGAAAGAATACCAGCAAGGTGGATATTTAGAAGGTAATTCACATGAATTTGGTGGAATTCCAATTTTTGCAGAAGGTGGAGAATTTATAATTANANNGGACTCTGTAAATCGGAGTACAATAGATATG